ATTCTGAGTTTATTAGAAAAATGGGTGGCTTTGGTGAATAAGATAAAAGTTTTATTTTCTGTATTATTAAAAATGAAAAACAAATCATACTGGAATAAAGAAAATACCGCAGAGTTTTTTGCTTTTATGACTAAAATAGTTATTATTGTTCCTGGTTTACTATTTGGAATTCAACAATGGTGGCTATACATTTTTGCATTAGTCTCTAGTTTAGCATTGATATGGACTTCAACGGTAAAAACACTACCAACAATTATAATATTTAATATTATATGGACAATCCTTGCTATAACTGCTATACTTAAGTATTGGCTATAGGAGGAAAAATGTTAGACTTTTTTATGTTTTTTGTTTTTATGTCTTCTTTTTTGTTTTTAGTATATGATAACGCAAAAATTAGAAGAGCATTGTCTAGAGTATCTAAAAAATTATTGCAGGCCTCTATTAATAATGACATATTAAAAGATGATGTGTCTATAAAAAATAGTCAGGAATATTCAAACTTTTTAATTAATTCTAGAGATCAGGCCTACTCATATATAGAAACAGTACAAGATGGAATAGCAAAATTTGTTTCGGAGGTAGAGCCAGAAATCAATTACTTTAAGGAGTACGGTGATATTGGGTCGATGGCACCAAACTATTACTCAATGAAGAAAATTGTAGAAGAATACGAGCAGTTAAAAATGCTTTTACCTAGAGAAGAGGACAAAAAATGAAAGAAATCGTACTATCAATACTGACTGGGTTTGGCTGTGGCATAGTCTTTGCTGCCTTTAAACTACCAGTACCCGCTCCACCAGTTTTTGCTGGAGTTGCTGGTATAATTGGATTGTGGCTAGGCTACTACATACTATCTAACCACATTTCCTAGGAGGAATAATATGAATGAACAAATTAAAGCACTACTAGCATCATACGGACGATCAGTTCTCGGTGCTGCAATTGCATTGTATATGTCTGGGGTAACAGATCCTAAGACACTTGCATACTCACTATTGGCAGCACTTGCACCAGTAGCATTAAGAGCAATTAATCCAAATGACTTGGCGTTTGGTCGTCTTCCAGAAGCAGCAGAAGTTGATGCAGCAGCAAAGAAGGCTACGGCTAAGAAGGCTCCTGCTCGCAAGGCAGCAGCAAAAAAGTAATAAAATAAAGCAGTACAATAGAATATTCCGTCATGATACATGCAGTTGCTTTTTAAGCGACCAGATTGCTGAGTACGGATAAGCCTAGGATCGCAACCTGGGGGACCTGAGCAAGTCTATAAAGTGCTCATTTATTATGCTATAATATTTATACCTGCCCAAATGGGGGGTAAATTAACTTATTCGCTTGAAAGGGGAATAACATGGTAACAAAGTACGCTATGGATCTATTCAATGATCCTTTTTTTATTGGCTTTAACAGAGAGTTAAATCGCCTAAATACTGCACATAAAACAAACTCACAATCCTATCCTCCGTATGATCTTCTTAAACTAGATGAAGATACATATCAGATTTCGTTGGCTATTGCTGGTTTTTCAAAGGAAGATATTGATGTATCAGTAGATAATGGAACACTAATTATCAAGGGTGAGATTGTTGAAGTAACAGATGCAGAGGTAGTCCACAAGGGTATCGCAGGAAGAAAGTTCGTAAGATCTTTTGCACTGGGAGAATATATGGAAGTAACTTCTGCAGAACTAAAGGATGGCATGCTACATGTTCATGTGGTTCGCATTGTTCCTGAAGACAAGAAGCCCAAGTCTATTAAAATTAAGTAGTATAATAGATAACATTCCGCTACGAGACTTTAAAAAGTTTTACAACGGATGCTCTTATGATAAGAGAGTTAGCAGGAGTTGAATCTTCGTGGCTAATAGACCTGAGCAGTCGTCTATAAACTGCTCATTATTCATCTAAAGTTCTTTGTTTGTTTACCAGTTATAACAAAACTTTATACTCTTGTCCTATATACTATAAGTATGAAATTTAAATTCATTGCTTTACCAGTAGCATTAGCCATATTCGCTAATGCTTTTTTTATTACACCATCACACGCTGACAACCTTCAAGGTGCTGGATCCACATTTGCTGCTAACTTTATAGACAGATGTAGGGTCGAATTTATGAAATCAACAGGAGATTCTGTTGTGTACGGAGCATCTGGCTCAGGTGCTGGTAAGAATATGTTTGCAAATGGAGTAACAGACTTTGCTATGTCAGATGTTCCTTACTCTGGATCAGAAGTTAAACCATCAAAAGAATTTACATATGTTCCATTGGTTGCAGGACCAATTGGAATTATCTACAAACTTGATGGATATAAGATTACTCTTAAGATGAGCAGAGATACACTTGCTAAAGTTTTTGCGGGACAAATAACAATGTGGAATGATCCACAGATACTAAAAGAAAACCTAATAGGAACAAGACTACCAAAGATACCAGAAACTAAGATTAGGGTTGTATATCGCATTGATGGTTCTGGAACTTCAGAGGTATTTACTTCATATCTTAATGCAGTTGCTCCAACAATCTGGACAAAGCCAGGAAATAAAAACTTTGTAACTGCATTCCCTGGAGATATATCTAAGCAGTACATGAACAGTGCTTCTGGATCTCATGGTATTGCAATGGTTCAGGGAACTACAAATGGATCTATTGGATACAATGAGATATCATATGCAAGAGGACTAAAGACAGTATCTGTTGAGAATGAGGCTGGAAGGTTTATCCAACCAACAGTAAGTGCAGCGTCAGTATTCCTTGGAGACTTTGTTCCAGATAAGAGTGGTGTGGTTAAGATTAACTATAAAAACCCTAACAAACTATCCTACAACATATCTACATTTACCTACGGTGTAGCATACAAAGAAAAGAACTCAAAGAATGATTCAGTTAAAAAGTTCTTTAACTTTATGCTTGACACCTGTGGCAAGAAGGCTGAGGATCTAGGATACTCCCCAATCAGAAGTGCTATGCTCAAGTTCTCAAAGGCAAGAGTAGCAGAGATAAGTTCAAAGTAGCAGTATAATAGAAGTGTCCCACACAGGACCTTAGTGATGGATTAGTTACCCATTGGATAGAGACCGTGGCGCAAGTCAGGTGAATTGCCTGTGTGGGGCCTTAATATTTTCACGGTATAATGATAACAATGACTGACAAAGAGTTAGACCATTATAATAAGCAGCAGTATAAGAAGATGCTTGCTAAGATAAAAGAGGATTCTGGCTGTGTAGACTGTGGAATCAATAACCATATTATCTTAGATTTTGATCACATAAGAGACAAGAAGTATAATGTATCTAGGATGATCCACGATGGGTTTTCCTGGAAGGCCATAAAGAAAGAGATCGAAAAGTGTGAGGTTGTGTGCGCTAACTGCCACAGACTCAGGACTTATAACAGAAGAATGGTATAATTGTTTTATACTAAGGAAAAGGTGGTAATGCCATTATGATTATTTTTGATGACAGATATATGGATGAAGAGGGCCAGCAAGAATTGCTTTCAACCCTTGAGGCAAGAAAAGATTGGTCAACAGACAAAGACAATGCCCTAATACACAATATTGTTTTAGATGTAAACCCAGACGAACTTAGTGAAGAGGCAGCATTTTTTGTTAAGAAACTAGATAGTTTTGCAAACTCAAACAGAATTAATGTTAATAGAGTAGAATCAATAACTTTAATAAAGATGGATCAGAAGTCTGACAAACAAGAACTTGAGTATGAGTCTCCAGAGATAGATGAAGAAGAAGGAAATCTTATTCTTTTTATTTCAGTAAATGACTCAGATGCCCACACCTATGTATTTAATGAAAAATCAGGGGAGGCAAAAAGCGTAGATGATTTGACTGTCTATACAATGTTTTCTCCTGTTGCTGGTAGAGGATTTATCGTTTTCCCAGAAAACTATTACGCACTTTCTTTGCCACAAAACTATGAAAAACAATATCTTGTTAAGATTAAATTTAAGGGTGATATAGTTCAAAATCAAGCATCTACTGTATATCACATGGAGATGTAATAAGTGCCATCAGATGATTCAATGATGCCAACAAGCACATATCAAGGTTGTGATTGCGAAACCTGTAAAGAACTTAATGTGGACTGTCCAGATTGTCCAGTATGTTCTAAAGAAGAAATGGATTCAGAGGTTGCTATGGCTATGTATGACTCATCAATTGGAAAGGCTGACCCCTGCTGGGAAGGCTATGTGCAAAGAGGTATGAAACCAGGAACAGATGGCAACCCAGTTCCTAACTGCATTCCAGTTACAAAAACAGAATCAATCTTTTTTTCAGCAAAAGATTATTCAAAGCAAACAAGAGTTACTAACTTATTTAAGGACTAATTATGCCAAAGAAAAAATCATATGCTTTTAATCCAATGCAGATCAAAGACGGTTGGGTAGTTAGACTGTATAAAGATGGAAGAATTAAATCTAAGGTTGAGCCGTATCTCCCCAAGCATAAAGATAAAAAGTAATTATGTTAGATTTTATACTAAATGGAAATAGTTATAAAATAGTATCTGACTATTCTTTATATAAGAATCCACCATTAATCCATAATCAAACACTTGTAAGGAAAACGGATGGTACTCCACACTACAAAGAAGAATCTGTTGAAGTAGTAAGAAATTTGTCACCAGTTATAACTGAGCATTATGGGGTAAACCTTTATAACGAAAAAAACAAACAAAAAGAAGTTATTAAACTAAACAAAGAAACAGTTCCAGTATTTTTAACTAACCACACATCCTCATTTCATCATTTTTTAATTGATGTTGTTGGCAAAATTATTTTTTTACTGGCAAATGGATTTAAAAATTTACAAATAGTTATTGTTATTGATGATAAAAAAATGCCAAACCAAGATCCATTTTTAAAAAAGCAAATGCATTCATTTCATAAAGAAATTTTTAGCATTTTAGGTTTACCAGACTATGAATCATGCATTGTTAATATTGCAGATTTTGACAAACTTACTTTTGATAGAGTAGTTGTTGTTGAATCAACTACTGGCATAATGGACAACTTTTATTCTTCATTGATGCTTATAAAAAATAGATTTGTAAAAAAATATTCTTATGAAAATAAAATATATGTTAGCAGAAGCAAAGCAATAACAGAAGATGACGGGGGAAGAAGAGTTCAAGATGATGAATTATTGGCATCTTATTACAGTTCTAAGGGCTACTCTGTTGTTTATTTTGAAGATATGACATTCCAGGAGCAGGTAGACCTTGCTTCATCTTGTTCAGAAATAGTAAGTTATAACGGAAGTTCTATGGTAAACACACTATTTGCTCCGAAGGGGTGCAAAATCACTGAAATACGAAACTCTGTAACTCAGCAGCACGATGCCGCTATGTTTTGGTCCAAATGGTTTGAAAGAGATTACCAAATCATTGAGTGCTTCGGTGCGAACACAGCAGAAGAAATAATTAGGGCTGTTGAGAATTTTGAACATGCTCATTAAATATGTTTATTAGTTCTCCAACATATTTATTGTAGTCTATTTCTATAATAGTATTGTCTTTATCTATAGTATGTATTTTAATACTTTTGCCAATGTCTAATAAAACTAACTCTATTTGATCTTTAATTTCCATAATTGTTTGGCCAGTCTGTACATAATGCGTATGCTCCTTGTTGTATCATAGATTCCAAAATATCTGGATCTATCAACTCTGGTAAAACTATTACAGATTTGGTTGATATTTTTTTACCAGGGTAAGTCCAAAAATATCCATTACTTGTAATAGTATAATCATCTTTTTGGTGCCAAAAATAGTTAAGATGTGGAAGGTTGTTAGAGAAGTAATTCAAGGCCTCAAGGTTCTTACAGTGAAACCACCCCTTAGCCCCTATACGGTCCACCAAAGGCTTATTAAGGGCATACTGGGGGGCATCGTGACCTAGCATTAGTTGATCATTTACGGCCCAAACATCTAACTCTACATCATAGTTTAAACTAAGAGCAATCTCTATGCTTTCGGGAGAGTTTTCATTTTTTGAAGGACCATTAACGTTAGCCCTATGAGATATTATTATCAATTGTGAAATTCCAAAAATGTCTCTAAGTCTTCAGGAGTTCCTAGGCCCCACATCTCATAAACTAGGTATGGCAATATTATTTGCCCATCATCTATTGCTTCATTGTAAACTGGGCATACATAAAATTCATTATTAGTTCTAATATTTTTATCTATCATTTTGTTTGCATACTTAACAAAGTCTGATCCGTGTTTCCAAAAATATATACCACATGTAGCCTCATCACTTATTGCATTTTTTTCAGCAACGGCAGAAACAAATCCATGAGTATTTCTTTTTACAAAAGACCACTTGTTTTCTGTAGACTTAAATGTTAGGATTGCCCCATCAACACCAGAGTTAAGAAACTCGTTTATTGCTCTTTTGCTGTTCCACACAACAAATTGATCTGAGTTTGCAATTAGTAGTGCATCACTGTTATTTATTATTTTTGACGCTAACAAAGAAGAGATAGCAGCACCATCTACTTTTCCTTCCTGATTTATAATAGTGTAATCTTTGCAAAAGGTTGATATTTCTTTTTCTATATTAAAAATAGAATTATGTTTTTCTTGTACAACAAAAATAAAGTGTGCATCTATATTTATATTATCATAAATAAGTTCTATCATTTTTTTATCATTTACTTTTATTAAAGGTTTAATGCTTGTGTATCCACTTTCAGCAAACCTGCTTCCTTCACCAGCCATTGGAATCAAAACATTTATTCTTTTTTTCTTTTTATTTAAACAATCATCAATAATTTCTGGGGTAAGGAAAGATCTCTCTTTTATATGAACCACATTGGCACCACTATTAATAGATCCAACCCTACCTATATAACTATCTTCAAATATTACTGTTTCTTTTTTTGAAACATTAAACTTTTCCATACACTTAACATACATTTCTGGGCTTGGCTTAGGCTCTATTCCATCCTCATTTGTAACATAAAAATCTACAAACTCAGTCAAACCAAGAGACCTTATACATGCTTCTACAGTTTTTCTTATGCTGTTGCTTGCAATACATATAGGTATGTTTTTCTCTTTTATTTTTGAAAATATGCTAACTAGTTCTTGATCTTTGTTAAGATTATTAAAGAACTTTATAGAGTTTTCTTGTTTTGTTTTCCATATTTGATCGTAAAAAGATTCTGACAAGCCCTTTGTTTTGGATAGTATTTTAAGTTTTTGATTTGTGCTCAGGCCCTCATAAATATCCGACTGCTCTTGATCTGATATTACATATTTTGGATTTATCGTGAATAATGCCTCATTTAAAGACTTAAAGTGCACCTCTTTGCTATCAACAAGGACGCCATCTAGGTCAAATATAAATAGTTTAGGAGTGTTACTCATTTACCAATTGTACCATTTCATCTTTGTACCCCTGGCAAGAATCGAACTTGCGACGCATGGCTTAGAAGTCCATCGTTCTGTCCACTGAACTACAGAGGTATTGTATCTCCAACGGAATTCGAATCCGTGTTGCTGCCGTGAAAGGGCAG